CAAATTGGTATTAACGACGCCCGTGAAAGGCGGAAACGTCGGGATTGCCGGAGCGCCACCGTTTGACACCCAAACCGATGAACCGCTAACGATCATCAGTTGGCTCCCGTTCGATACAATCGTGGCCGGCGTTGCATCGTTCGAAATAACGCCTACAAGCGTCACCACGCCCGCGGCTGTTATCTCATATAGAGAATTGCCCCCAACGGCAAAGAGTCGATTGTCGCCCGCCCACAGCGCTCGTACCGGTGACGTGGGAAGCGTCACAAACAAATTAGACCCAGGAGTGCCGTACAGAACCGACCGCGTGCCTCCGGACGACTCCACTGTCTCCGGATATAGATTAATGCATTCATCCGCAGCAGCAGACTTTGATTGAGAACGATACGCAGGCCCGACAAATCCCGGCAGCCGCATTAATAACCACCCGTTAAGATGTTAAACTGTCCGCCCGACCGATATTCAAAATCAGCGCACCGCAACTCGGGGCTTGGAGTGTTCAACGACTTGATTTTCGCTTTAAACTCCTCGGCATTGTCTCGGATCAACGGCCACTGCTGCCTATCCGTCTTTTGGATGCCGGTCAAATTAACCGATGACATCAGCGCAACAGCCAGAGAATGCTTGATTGCCTGAGAGTATCCAGGCGGGAACGCATATTGGGTAGTCTGAATGTCCGCAAACAGCCCCACCTGCTGCCACAGATATAAAGCTACCTGCGCCGCCGTGTAGCCCACCGTAGGGATTGGGTACAGCGTTGCCGTGCCAACCGGGAACCCGGCGTCATAATACAACGCCCGCGGCAGCACCGTCGCCAAGCTCTTCAGCTCTATTTCCTCATACCGTTGAACCGTCAAGATTTGCAGCGGATATTCAATCGGTTGCGCCGGATTCGTTAACGAAATCCAGCCCGCAGCCTCAATCCGCGCCGGCCGCGGCCAGTTCCACGTCTGCCCTGCGCCAATCGCGTAGCTGCCCACGTTGGCGGTCGGATTAAACACGTTACGCGTGATGCCCCAAGCAATCAGCCGCTCAGTGTTCCAACTGTCCATCATGTCATTCAATGCCATCAGCCCGTCGGATAACATCTCCTGGCTTGCCGTCTGCCCTGGCCGCAGCACGCCCAGCAGCCGATATGCCCAGTAGATTGCGTCCTTGGCAGTGAACTGAATAGAGACGAACGTAGTGGTCGCCGATGGCCCCCACAACGATTGCGCAAACAGTGATTGATTCCAGAGAGTTGACATATTTTAGCCGAGATACAGCAACGTACCGTCGAAGAAATAATTGATGGGCTTGTTGATAGTCGTTGTGACAGTGTTGGCAATACTAGCGCTCGCGGTAAACGTCACCGCTCCACTAGTGGTAACTATTTGACCACGCCGCCCGGCCCACATTCCAGTTACGGCCCCGATGCCAACGGCACCAGTGATCTTAAAGTTTGGATAAGGCGGGCAGGCTAAAGTCGCCGCAGAAGCTACTGAAGGCGTAATATTATCAATCCCCACGTTATTTGAGAGCACTAAATTAGTGTGAACGCCGCCAGCTAAATAAATTGGCCCATCCGTAGAATCTCGAAACGTGTTGCCCGTCAACGAGCAATTATCAGAGCCTCCAGCAAACCCCACGCCATAAGCAATTTGCTTTATTACATCCGGCCTGCGGCTCGTAGTGCAATTGTTAATTTTTACTCCAGTTACTCCAGCTTCTAACGCAATCATAGACACGTTGATAATATCCGAAATGTTATTCCCAGAAAACTCACACCCATTAAACAAAAGTTGTTTTTGCGCCCCTCCGTGATAAGCTGTTGCTGGAGCAATTCTAACGGCACTAGTCCACCCTAAATTGACATTCATTGCGGTAAAATCAACGTAATCGCAATTGCCATCAATTGTAACAACAGCTTGAGCGGTTGATTGCGGCTTGGTGTTGCAATGAATATTGGTAAAATGGATGTTGGTGTAAACCAAGCCAGGAGCCACGTTCCCAGTTATGTATATGCACCGCACCTGGCAGCTGTCCGATATATGGTTTACAAAGTGCAAGTCATCAATTGAACTAGCCGCGGCCACAAGACCAATGCCGATTTTTCCGTTTGACGCGCAGTTAGTAAATTGTATGCCGTCGCAGCCTTCAATCAGGATACCGTAAGTCAGCATTGAACTCAGCAAGCCATTATACTGAGACTCAAACATGGAATTAACGATTAAAACATTATTAATTGCCCCGTCGAATCGAATACCTGCAACAGCAGGCGCGTATCCAGCCAAAGCCTGCCCTGCGCTTTCATAGTATCGACACCCTGACATCCTCACAAAATTAGACGTAGTGAAGTTATAACCGCCAGATCCGTCGAAAACCGTAAGGTCTTCAAAGAAAATCTCAGAAGCATTAACGCACGAAAAAGCATATCCAGTGGTGTTGTTAAAACCGTTTGCGTTCCGAACTCTAAAATCTATGAATTTCGTAGATGAGTTTGAACCTACAGCCCCGTCTACGAAAAACAAATCTCCGGCGGGGTAGCTTGAATCCCGGTCTATCTGAGACCAATTATTGGACACTCCGCGAATAATTCCAGAGCGGACAGCTACAAGTCGAACAAAAATTTTCTGATAAACGGGAACAACCGCATCGGCTAAAAGGACTTCCCACGATAGAGTTGCGTTTGACGCAAAGCATATTGCCTCTTGAATGCCGCTCGTAGCCGAACTCAGTGTACTGTTTGCGGTTGCATGGCTGCCTGCCGGAGTGAAAGATACAGTGCCTGCTACGACGTTAACCGCGGTAATGAGCACCGCCTCAGAAACGCCCACGGTGTCGACGATGCGAATGTAATGCTTATTGACCGATAGCGCATTTATGCCAGCCGGGAACGGCGACAGCGTAACCGTAGACGATACGCCGCCGGTCAAAGCAATTGACAGCGGCACGCCCGACCAATTAAACGACGCCGCTCTATAAGTTGGCGCTATGTTGCGCAAATTAACGCCCAGCGCCGCTTCTACCGCAATCACCTCGTCTTTGAGGTTGTTGTGATGGGACGCGATTATAAGATCCTGCGCCGTCTCGCCCACGCTATGCGTCGCGGCCGTCGTGCCAGCGTAGCCGCGGGTGCAGCCAGTCGCAATTGCGCCCGCCACAGTGCCTAGAAGGATGATCTCGGAGCCAATTACCACTGCTTGGCTTGTTTGGAAAATACCCGACGACACAAATATCAGCGTGGTGTCCACGGCCGTCAGGTTAACCGCCAGCGTCGATGAATCGTTATTGCCCGCTACGATCAAATCTGCGTTTGTCGCTACTGCTCCAGGGAAAACGGCTGCCATATTGCTCCTATTGGCCCTGCTGGGCGATTGCGTTGACTTGTCCACTTAGCGGCACGCCGCCCGGCTCCGCGCCGTTCAGCATCCGGATAGCCGCCTTGGACTCAGCCGCGATCTGCATCGTGGCCGGCGTTGGCACCATGCCAAAGCTAGGCGCTAGCTCCATGGCCAGGTTGTACTTTAGCGCCCGATCATAACCGGGAGGGTAGCTGTAGTTGGTAATCAGATCAGCAAATTCCGTCAACGGAACCCACGTGCCCAGCTGCACCTTGATCTGCCCAGTGGCAAACAACGGCCGCGGCCAAAAGTAAAGCGTCGTCAAGGGAAACGCCATGTCTGCGTACATCACCTTGCACACGTTGCCGCTCAACGTCTTTTCGTTGATCTCTGCGTAGCCAGCTTGGTCGACGATCTGCAATGGAAAGGCCAGATCACCACCACCGGCCGCTGATGGCACCAACACCTGAGCCGATTCATATCTGTTGGGCCGCGTCATGGCAAACGTGCCGGCCGGGCCGATAGTGTAGCTTTGCACCGACGTCGTGAGGTTAAACACGTTCGTCGCAATTGTGAAAACGTTGAGGCGCTCAGTCCCCCACGATTGCAGCAGATTATTGGCCGCCACCAGCCCTTGCGCCGATTCAGACCCGCTGGGCGTCTCGCCCTGCGACAATACGCCGATAATCGTCAGCGCCGCGTTTACTAGCTCGTTTCCTGTCACTTCTTGACCTTCTTTTTCGGAACGTCTACCAAGTGCGCCGGGCTTTCAGCCCACCCCGGCCCCAAATCTTCCTGCTGCTGCGGATCATCTACTAGCATGGCAGGTAACTCCTTATGATATACCCATTTTGGAAACTCTTGAAACACGCGGCCTCCGTCACTGCAAATAACGCGGAGCCGGTTTCCCGGCCCCGCTGGTTTACGCTACGCCTGAATGCGACAAGCGTTTTCGGGGTACAGTTCCTTCCAGCCGTAGAGGATATCCAGACGGCAGGGGAATTGATCGGTAGCGATCACGTACTGGCGCACCATCCGAACCGATAGACCGGTTTCCGGATCGCTGACGCGAGCCGCCATGTCGACACCGCGCGGCAGCTGCAGGTCGGCAGACACAAAGGTAAAGGCATCCTTATGGAACGCCATGCCCTGCGGGCTGACCGTGTTAGCAGCACCCACCACCGTCAACGCCGCATTGTCAGCGGGAAGAGCGGTAACCGTTTGGAACGCGCCGGTAAGCGTGATCGCGGGGAAAATGGGAATGGTAGCGTTGCCGGCCGCATCCGACGAAACCGCCGCGGTGACAACAAACTGTTGCAGCGCTCCGGTGCTCTGGCGATTCTGCGGATTGACGCCAAACACGCCAGCAATGGTGAACACGTCACCCTTGACAAGCCGCGAAGCCGCCGCAGCGGTGAAGCCGTCGACGATCAAACTGCTGCCAGATTGCGAGGCACCGTTAACAAGCGGCGTGCCGCCCTGAGGTCCAATGGTCGCAACGCCAACGTTCTGGTCCATGTACCAATCGAACCCTGCCGCGGTCCCCATCATGCCCTTCTCGTACTGAGCCTTGATCTCGGTGGAGGATTGGAACAAGCCCTTCAAGGCGTCCACGATGGTGGCCTGCATGAGCGGGTTAACGATACAGCTGCGCTCCCCGTCCATTGGAGTCGAGTTGTCGTCGAGCTTCACGCCGGCTAACAAATACGTCAGCAAGCTATTCGGTGTCGTGCCGGGAGTGCCGACGCTGTTGGCGACCGTTTTGAACAGCTGCAAGCCGTCGAAGTCGATCTTGTTGGCAATCGTCGCAATGGCGGGCTTGATGAACCGATTGGAGAAGTCGCTAATGCTCAACGTCAAATCAGCCGAGGAAAAGCTGATGTCAACGCCAAACTGCGTCGTCAAAGTGACCGGCACCTGCGTTTCGGTCGCGTCTTCTACGCCAATCGCCGTACCCGTGCGGCCGACGTACCGCGGAGGTTTACGCGCATTGATGACGGTGCCAATCTTGGCGCCCTCAATTGCGAATTTGCTGCTGTACTGGCGGTTCACCCGGTTCGTGAAGGCCAGATTGTTAACGAGCACGCGCAGTGCCTCGTTGGTGATCATGCTGATAGTTAAAAGTGTATTTGCCATCTAATTTGTCCTCGGCCGCGTGACTTAACGCCCGCCGCCCTTCTCGCGCCAAGCTTTAAACTCCCGAAAGTCCATGTCCTCCGGCTTTTTGGTGATGGTACTTTTACCACCGCCAACCGGCCGGATAGGTTCGGGAGCATTGCTTAGCTTCAATTGTTTTTTTACCGGCCCCGCAGCCGGCAAACTGTCTTCTACCTTACCGAGAGCACGAATTGCCGCCACAGCGCCCAGGCCTGCTATTCGCTTCGCTTCGTCAGGGTTTTTGCCCAGCCAATAGGCCAGATCCGCCCCGCGCTCGCTCTCCAATATCGCTTGCTGCATCGCCACAGTGACCGTCAGGTCCTCGCGAGACACGACCGCATCGTAATCCTCATAAGCATCACGCGCCGCGTCCTGGCGCTCTTTCCACATCGACGCCACTTGGACCGCTTGCGCTTCCTGCTTCTGATTCTCAGCCGCTACAAGTTTCACCGATTCGCGCTGCTCAACTTTCCAGTCAATCAACGCCTCGCTGTAGTCCTCGTAGGTGTCGAACTTGTCCAGGGTTGGCTTTTGTACAAACGGCGGCGGCTCAACAAACCTTGCTGACGCGGCCAAACGAGCCTCGAGTTCCCGCTTATCGGCCGTCAGTTGATCGATTCGGCGTTGGTAGCCGCCCTTTCGCTTTTCCTTGTCAGCCTCCGGCGCTTCCGCGTCCTTGGCTACCGCTTCGGCCTCTGCCTCTGCAGACTCATCAGACGCCGCAACTATTGCGTCATCAGCCTGCAAAGCAGGGCTAGCCGCTTCAATCTGTTCTTCCGTATCTGTCGTGCTTTCGATTGTCGTCATTGTTCCCAATGGATTATGCGCGGCGTATATCTAGCCCACCGCTGGGCCGGGTTGCCCGTTTACCGGGTCATCAGGCAGGCTCATCAGCTGGCCTAGCCGCTGATTCACCGCTTGAATCTCTGCATTCAGCATTGCCATGCCTTCTTGGCTGCTCAATCGTGCCTGCGTATCAAGCATCTTGACCTGAGCGTTCAACGTCGCAATCCGCTCCTTGCTCTCGGTCTCGATACGCTTCGTTCTGATCTCTTCACTGGCCGCGTCTAGCGCTTGCGTCAGCTGCTGATTCTGCTGCTGCATCGCCGCCATTGCCGCCTGATGCTGCGGCGACATCTCCGGTTCGGCCCCTTCCTGCACATCCTGCAACTCTGGCGGCAACATCTTCTTCAAGCGATCCGCAATCTGCGCGGCGCCCGGCCAATCCATGGAACGGACCAACAAATCGCCCGCCACCTGCATGATGGGCGGATACGATTTCGTCAGGTCAATCATACTCGCCGCGGCTTCCTGCCTCTGCGTCTGATAAGTCGGGCCCACGCTGATCGTGACGTCGTACTTGCCCGCGGTCAGATCGTAGATCACCTCCTTGCCGTCCTTCATCGTCGGCTGATTGATGCCTACCTGTTCCTGCGTATTGTCTGGCTTCAACAGTCGGATCACCCGCGCCGTGTCGTAGTGATACGGGATCAGATCCACCATAATGCGGCCGGCGTGCTTGATCGACCGCGCAAGATTCGACGCAAAGTTGCTGTTAGCGACATCGCTTTCACGCTGCCGCGCCAAAATAGCCCGACCGCTCTGCTGCGGCCCAGCCTCGCCCAGCGACGCATCGTAAATGCCCATCGTCGCCTTGACGTCGTTGTCCGCTTGGCGAATGGCCATCATAATAGCTTGGATCGGCGCTTCGTACGACTGGCGCTGCGGCGCCGGAGCCAGCATGCCGCCCAAAGACTTTGGCTTGTATTCAATGTAAGCCAAGTTGCGCTGGTTTAACGACGCCCACTGCTGCTCGCGGCCCTCAAACTGCCCTTCGGCCCCGATAAACGGCGTCTTGGGAGCCATGGCAATCGCCTCAGTTTCGGCCGACACCATAAAGTTATAGCGCCGCGACGGGTCCATCGCATTGCGCACCATGCCAATGTAGTGCCGCTTCCCGTTAACGTTCACTTCCTCGCCAAACACCGGGATAATCGGAATGTACTTGCCGGCCCACTCGCTGCGCTCCAGCACCTCAACGCCGTTAATCTTCGCCATGCGGATCACGCGACGCTCTACGCGGCGCTCTCGCACGACAAACGGCATCACGGCGTCCATTTGATCCGCGGGAACCTGGCTTTTGAACACTTTGTTGCCGTCTTCCAGCTGCAACAGCGTGTCTGGCTTGGTTTCCACGTACCAATACTCAGCAATGCGAACGGAATCCTGCGTAAACCACGCTCTCGCATCGTCACCAATCGTCGCGAAACTCATGCCAGAATTGACGGCCTCGGCCTTCGGATATCGCGCCTCAAACTCGTCGCGGCTCATGTCGTCAACGATAAACGCCCATTCTGAATCACGCCGGTCTGGCTCCATCGCGTACGGGTCCATGTACACCGTAAACGGGTTTTCAATCTGCTTAATGACGATGTCCTGCTCGAAGCTGTCCTCGTCGCAATACTCCGTTATGATGCGAAAGTAGCCAAACCCAATCGTTACGGCAGACTCAAACGCCCGACCGTACGCCACCGAAGCGTCGCTGGACACCTCAATATGACGCGTCAACCCCTGGATCACCTCGGCCGTCTCCACATCCGCGCCAGAATCGACAGGGTTGACCTGCACGCTGGCCGGTGACTGCCGTTGCTCATTGGTCACCTGCCGGATGAACTGCGGAATGCGATTGATGACCAACGCCGGCCGACCGTCCAGGCGCCGCTGCTGCACCATCTCCGGCGGCCACTGCACCCCGACGCGAAACTCCAGCTCCTCCAACCCGCGTTGGCGCATATCAGCTTCAGCGTCAACAGCCAACTTGAAACGTTTAAGCGCGAGTTCTAGGAATTTGTCGTCGGTCGTCATGTCATCCAGCCGCCTGTACTATTATCTACCACATATTCTCGGGCCGCGGCCCTCTGCACTGGCTTGGTGATCGCTCGCGCAAATCCGCCATTGACCAAATACCGACACGCGTCCATCATATGATCGTGCTCTTTGACCACTTTCCCTTTCTCGTCTCGACGATACAAACGGAACTCTTGCCGCCAGTTGCTCAACGACTCAAACACGCGCAACCGCCCACCGCTCAACCGCTGCCACATCTCAAACAATCCAGCCTCAACGGCGTTATCGGCCGGCTCCAGA